GTTGGCATCACGTTGACGCTGATCTGGACGCTCTTTGCGCCCGGTTCGGCTCGGCACGTGCCCGCGGATGTGATTCTCAGGGTCCTCGAAAAGCTTCTCATCTTTTAGTATGACGACTGGTAGTTGGTCCTTCGGAGATTTCGGCACCGGCAATATCGCTGCTACTAAGCAGTGGGATGGCGGTAACGGAAAGTACGTGCCTGGATCAGGGGGGACCCTGGTTCAGTGGAACAGCTACACCATGTTTCACAGAGTAATGAGTCAGAGCGTAAGCAATGGCTTCTATCTGACTGAGTTCACTACCCCGAGTATGGCTCAGTTAAGAACAATCGTGGGTTGGAGTAACAACGACGAACTTCGTTTGCTGAATAAGCTTGCGGAGAAAGTTAGGGGTCACTCCTTTGATCTCGGCGTTAATCTTGCCGAGGCCAGTAAAACCTATGGTTCAATTCTGGGAAACTTACAGTCTGTGGGGGCCGCCCTCATTCACTTGAAGCATGGCCGTTATGGCGATGCAACTCGTGCTCTTGGGCGCGGTAATGATAGGTTATCTCGCGGTCGAGTCGCAAGACTCGACTCGAAGGACCTATCAGGACGATGGCTAGAAATGCAGTACGCTTTCTTACCGACAGTGAGCCAGGCCTTCGAGGCTGCTAAAGCCTTTGAGTCTTTAACTGGTCCGCGGTTGTTGAGGTTCTCTGCAAGACTAGGGAGGAGCAAAGCTGTAGACGAGTCAACCTCGCCAACAGTTTACCAGACGACTATGCGGTGTACTTATTCTAAGAGTATTACCGTTCATCTACTCGAGCCTCTCGGCTTAGGTAGGTCGCTTGGTCTAGTTAACCCGCTAGAGATAGCGTGGGAACTAGTGCCCTACTCATTCGTGGTAGATTGGTTTTTGCCAATCGGTTCTTACATTTCTGCGTGGGGAGTAATCCCGGCGCTTAACGGTAAGTACTTGACCACAGAGTTAGGATCGAAGAAACGGGGTTCTACGCGTGCTGTGGGGTCTCCCCCTAATGCCGCGTATGCCCTGTACGTCGCTGGAAAGCGACGAGAGAGAATGTTCCGCTTTGTGCGGGATGCCTCTACTTCAATCCCAATCCCAAGACCACAGTTTAACGGAGGCTTACCGGTGCTTTCACCGCGACGGCTTCTGTCTGCTGTGTCTCTTATCCATCAAAGACTCCGCTAGATATCGACTCCTAAGGGCCAAAAGGGCCCCGAAGGTTTTATTTCTCGTGCCGTTAATTCGGCAAAGGAAGAGGCTTACAATGCCCGCAATGACGAATCTTCTCGTCAAAGATGACGGAACTCCGACGGAGTTCACCTTGGTACCGATCACGGACACCCCGTTCCCTCTTTGGAGGGCTCAGGTGGCCAATGTTCCGGTGGATGGTCAAGTTCGACTGACGTTCTCTCAAGAACGTACGAAGTCGAGTGACTACAAGGTCACGTTAAAGCTGGAGGTCCCCATACTGGAGACTATCGGCGCTGTAGGGACTTCTGCAGGTTACGTGGCCCCGCCAGCGGTAGCTTATACCAATGTCGGGTTCATCACGTTGTTTTGTGCAGCGCGATCGACGATCGCCGACAGAGCAAACCTCCTGCGGATTCTTGTCGGTGCAGCTCAGGGCGCGTCCAGCGCCACGAACACCGGCATCCTAGCGAACAACGCAGCGGCGGATGCATGGAAGGACTCCGTGCTACCCATCACCCAAGCGTTTATTAGCCTGGTCCAGCCTAACTAGTTGAGAACTAGTTCGGCACTGCTTACGTCAACCCTATAAGGAGGGGACATGTACGCTTTTGCAGCAACTAAAGGGAGAGGGGAAACCCTCTCTCTTATCCGGGAATTGTCGAAAGAATGCGCTAGTCTGGGAGGCCCGTTAGCAGAGCGGTGTAATGCCCTCGTACAACGGAGTGCCTATCGTGAACTTATGGATCTAGAGATAGATCCTCTCACTTTGGACAAAGACCAGCAGCAGGACTACCTGTATTACCGTCAGATTAAGGCCCTTGTTGAAAAACAGGACTTCCTTGACCTAGGGTACGACAGGCAAGCTGAGGCTGTGTCTAAGTTTAGACTGGCGGAAGAGAAATGCCGAGCCACGAACACACGACTTTGGAACGAGCGTCCCGAAAGGGACGTTGCTGGTATTCTTCATACCGCGCAACGGATAATCGCTTCAGTACTTGGGGATGTGCCCGAGCTCGAGGAACTGTCCTTTCTCTTTGGACCCGGTGCATCGACGAATGTCGTAGGGCGTGTCGCCAGCTTCAGAACGAAGTTGGCAGCGCCAATGCAGTGTAGCGAGTCCCTGGTAGGTAGGTTAGGAGACTTCCTTGCGGAGTTTCCTCAGTGGTGCGATACGGTTGCCGTTAAGCATAGTCAGGACCCTGTTGAAGGGCTGGCCTGCTGGACGGTCGCTGTTGAAGTGCGACCTGCTCGTCTAGGGTTTGTACCGAAGACATCCAAGACGGATCGGACCATCTGTGTGGAACCCAGCCTAAATGCCCTCGGGCAAAAAGGTGTAGGGAGCTACATGAAGAAACGGCTCGGTTTGTAC